CCCATAGCAAAAAGTTCTGCTTTATCTGTTGAATTATTTTTTACTTCTACTTCTGCATAATACCCTAGTAAACTAGTCATATTAGCTCTATTATCTTTGCTAAAAAACAAAAAGTCATTAGATGCAGGTAGCACTGTGTTGCTAGCCACATCACAAGTTATTTGTTTTTGTGCGTAATTAATAGCGGTTATAGCACCTAACCTAACAAAAGTGTCTGCGTAGTCTACAGTGCTAGAGTCAGAAAAAGGGTAAGTACTTGTGTCAGCATAGTAAGCTACATCAGTAGTTCCTGGCTGTATCGCTTGATTTAATGGGTGAGTTAATGTAAATGTTATACTTGGCATGTTATTAATAAGTTTGTAGTCCTGGTGATCCTGCTAAATTTCCTAGTGATTCTTCTACGTCACCTATGCTTTGATAAGTATCATTAAATCTATGTATTATATCAGCGTTAAAAACGTAAGACTGAGAAGCGCTCATGTTACCAATATCAGTTTGATTAAACTGTATTAATATAGAAAACGTAGACAAGCCTAAAGATCTATTTACAGTAGATCCATGTTCTAAAGACAACGATGGTTGTGCATCTACACTAACTTGCGCGTTGTTAAATATCGAATCATTTGATCTAGGAAATACTAATAAATCATAATTATTAGTGTTATAGTTTAAAGGCAAGCCATCTTGTGCGTTTAAAAAAGCACCTGTTATAGTATATTTAACATGAGAAGTGTTAGTAGTTATATTCTGTTTGCTGTATCCACCACCTGAAAAGTTAAGCACTTGTCTAGATATTGAATATCCTATATCAGAAGTATAACTAACTCCTCTAGATATAGAATTTACAAATTTTCTTACAAGCTCTGATATATTGAAATGTATATCTAACGTTGTAACAGAGGTTTGAGCAGATGTAAAAGCAAACGTACTTAAGTTATGAGTAAGAGTTATATTGTTTGTGCCCCACTTATCTATCAACATGTCTTTTCCTGTTAAATACAATTTAGTCCTGTCTATAGCTAGTGCAGATATAGTAGTTGTATTTTGTTGGTTAATTGTACCGTCAGTATTTATATCGCCCGCTACAAATAGATCTGAATTAATTTCTATGGTTTGACTTTTATATATAGGTGTTTCGTCTGTTGTAAAAAACTTTATTTTTAAAAACTGAGATGCTCCAGTGACGGTAAGTGCGCTACTAAAGCTTTCAGCGCTGAAACTAGCTTTGTTTGTTAACGCTTCTCTTTGCTCAAAATTTAAAACTATAGCAGCAGCAGCTTCGTGAGATTGTGCGTGTGCGTGGCTACTATACCCAGTAGACTGTACTTCTCCCGCGTTGTATCCATTAGCACTATTTTTAACAGACGCTACTATTTTTGGGTCTGTTATTGATCCGCCGCTAAGTGCTTTTGTATAATTTAAGTCAGTTAAAGTAAATTCATTAGCTTGGTTAGGAAGATGAAAACCAGCAGCGTTTGTTACTACTATTTCATAATCGTATTCGTCTGCTGGTTTATTTGGCACTGAGTTCTTTCTGCCTCTTGGCTCTAAGCTACCTCTAGTTACACTTTCGTGGTCAAAATACTCTGTTGTATTTGTGGTATTTGATCTTCCGTCATAACTAGCTGTAAAGAAAGCGTCTCCATTTCTAGTTATATCAAAAGTTATTACGTCCGGGTCAGGAGTAACGTTTAAATACCCTGGTGCATTTGGATCCACAGTAGTGCCTGTCTCTGGTATTATAGTAAATCTATACACTTTGTTTTCAACATCCTCTGGTATTAATATATTTCTAGAAAATAAGCCAGTACTACTTAGTGTCAATGGATTAGTTGATGCTATATAATTTCCACTAGAATTTATTTCAGATGGATAGGTTACACTAGAAGAGCTAGGTAGAAAAATATCAGCTATAGTTGTTTTAGAGTTATCAAATACATATATACCATCGTTAGTATCAGTAGTATAGGTAGAACCAGACAAAGTTCCTCTCTGCATTTTTATTCTAAATTGAGCGCCAATATCGCCAAAAATTTCTAAACGTCTACTTATACTAACCAAGCCAGCGCTACCAGTATTCATTCTATATCCATATATCTTTTTATCTAGACCTGGAATATCCGCGCCAGCTCCTGCAAAAGTTATAACATCATTATTTCTACTAACTTTTGGTAAAACAGCTTTTACAGTATAAACTACTTGTGTTAACCTTTTAGAGCTATCGAAAGTGTTTACTCTGTCTATCTGATAGTCTTGATCTGCGGTAGAGTCAGATGAGTTAGTTATAACTATAGTAGCGTCTTCATCTATAAAATCATTAGTTGTTGCGGCTATAGTCATGACCATTATAGTAACTAAATCACCGGGGTTGTCGTAAGCGTAGAAATCTGTAGTAGAACTAGACGATGCAAAATCTAATACGTTAGATGCCGTAAAAGTAACTTTACTCGGCGAGGCAGGTATTGCAAATGTACCTTGAAGTTTTACTGGCACTAAGTGTACTGCAGTTGCTTCTCCAGCAGGATCAATATCTAGCACCACGTCTGTCGTGGGAGCATAGTTGTTTTTAAAGTCTACTGTAACTATTACTTTATTAACGGTAGTGTAAGACCCATCATTTTGTGGACCACCTGAGCTAGCACTATTTGATAAAGTTATACTATTAATTATATTACCAGTAGTATCGGGGTTAGCACCAGCAACAAAGTCTCTAGCTGCCACAACATAACCTGAGTCAGGTATTATTTCTAACGTAACACTAGTTACATTGCTCTGTCCGGAGGTAACTATAACCGTCCGCTTTTCCATGCTACAATTTATCAATGCCATGTTATTCTATTATTATTTCTATTTGGTTACCTGCAGATCCTGTTATTCCACCGTCTGTTATATATCCTAAGCCTTGAACTGAGTATTCTTTAGTGTCTAAGTTTGCAGAAGTAGTCTCTGTACCTAGTATATTGTAAAACCACTTACCTTCTTTGTTTTTAAATGTTTTTATTTGTCCACTTTGAAGATCAGATTCTATTGAATCAACCCACCATCCACTTTTAGCTAGTCTATTGTAAAACTTATTGTCCGTATCTGGATTGCCACTTGCATCAGGATTATCTAAAAACACCCTAGCCTGAGTACCTTCGTAGTTTAGTGTTTTAAAAGATTTTACAGATCCAGGTGCATCGTTAAATATAAACCTAACAGATGAGTTATATTGAACGCCGTAGAAGTTATTTCTAGTCTCATTATTATGTGACCATATTTCACCATTTTTAAATGTGTAGTATATGTTGTTTAATGATAAGCCATTTTCTTTTATAAAGCTTTTTCTTGTATTCCAACCATTAACATCCTCTTTAAACGAAATAGTTTCGTTGTAGCTACTAGAGTCCGTTTGTTTAGTTATTGTTAAGTTGTACTCGTCTTTATTTTCATCATAACTACCAATTGCGTTTTGAGCAGTAGCTAGCTTGTCTCTAAAATAGTCATCCATACCGTAGTTAGATATTGGCGTTAAACCATTGCCTGACAATCTTAGTATAACGCCTCTATTTTTATCTGAGAAATAAGCTCTGTTTCCGTATCTAGCGTATGACTCTGGGTTTTTACTTATACCATAATCACCTGCATAAGGTTGTATTGAACCAAGAACATTTGTGCTTGATACTACGTTTTTACTTCCGTCAGCATTAAATAGAGCATCTTTGTTAGCTAATACTTTAACAACATTGTCTTCTAAATATACATCTAAGTCGCCTAGTCTAAACTCCATTAGCTGTATTGCTCCATAAGAAGGGTTTATAGCTTTTGTTATTTGCTCTGCTTGTATGAATTGGTTTAGATTATTTACACCAGACGTTGAGTTATATATACCAGAATATATAATATCAGATTTTTTATTTACTTCTTTATATTGATCTTGTAAGACAGTAGATGCTTTAACACCTTTACCTATTATAGGGGCATTAAAATCATCTCTAATTCTATCTGACTCAACACCGTTACCAAAAGTAAAACAATTTGAATACGACAACGTATTTAGCACGCCGTGATTAGATTTATTTCTAGCGTTTCCTGCTTCATAATATATATCTAGCTCTGCAACTTCTTTTGGCTCTGTCTCCCATATAGCTGGATTACTAGACGTAAAAGTTTCTTCAGAGTAAAAAGAAGCTAGAAATTCCATATTAGTAGCGCTAGATTTTGTGCGATGGCCTCTCTGTACGGGCGACCACTTTATAGGCTTATCTAGCTTCAGCGTCCATCTTACTACTCTACCTAATGCAGATTTACCATAATTTTTTGCCAGTTGTGCGTCTTTAAAAGCAAGTAAATTAGTTCTGCTCCAAGCGGTTATAGTGTATGTGTTTTCTTCTTTAGCTGGATCATTAGTAAACCTAAATTTAGTTCCACTTGTTTGCAGTAAACTAATCATAGCTGCATTCTCCTTAGAATCATCAGCTACTCCAAATTGTCCCCATACGCTCCATCTAGCGCTTTTGTCGTCATTAGGGCCAAACCAATGATATGCTATTTCTATAAAATCATTTCCCTCTTCAACACCGTAACCGTATGTAGAATGCATGTGGCTTTGCTGACTAACTAAGCCACCTCTCCATTTTACTCCGTTAGTAATCATATTGCCTCCGCCGTACTCCGAATCTTGATATGCATTATGGCAAATAAACCATTCAGCGCCTAGCACCGCGCCTCCGTCTTTTGGGCCATCTATGCCTGGGTAGTTACCTTTGTCAGCCTTCCAATATTTTTTCTCGTCAGAAGGTGAATAACCTTGCTTATTACTATTTTTATATCCATATATAGCTTGAGAATTTACTATTCTATATTCATCTTCGTTGTCTTTGACTAATATAGCTCTCTCTAAAGTATCATCTCTTTGTATTTTAACAAAAAATCTTCCTTGAAATTCAGGTCTTATTTTTGTTTGTTTTTGGAAAATTTCTATAGATAGGTTGCCGTCGTTTGCATTAAAATCCCCTACAAAAGCAACGTCTAATGCGTCGAATTTACCGTCTAAAGAAACTCTATATATACTAGGACTCAACTCAGGTTTATACTGTATATTAGCTATGTCGTAATGCTTTGTTTTGTTTTTGGCGTTAGATATAACTAAAGTTAAATCATTAAGCTGATGCACTGGTACTGCTGACGCCCTTTCATCTCCAGTTCCACCATATATTTTTTGCCAATCCCAAGACTTAATATCTACGTAACTACCCTCTTGAGTAGGCCAACCAGACCCTGCAAAAACAGTACCTCCACCGCCACCTGGCGCCAGAACTCTGTTTAACTTGCCTTTTGACACGTTTTCTTGTTTTATAAAATCAGGAGCTTCGTTCTCTATTGATAGTATCTTGTACTTAGCTTCTTCCTCAACAAAGTCATCTGCATCGTGTTTCTTTTTTAGAGTAATAAATGTATCTTCTTGTACTTTATTTCTTTCAGACGACGGAAACGATAACCACACGTTACCATCTTCAGCAGTATAATGCCTATCCATGGCTAAATTATAATAAGGTTGTGAAGTTTCCTTTATGTAATATTTGTATGTTTCTGCCCAATGAGGTATAGGGCTTTTTATTCTAGCTGCTAAATAGTTTCTATTAGGTGCGAAGCCTTTATTTAACTTTATTGATCCGCTAGTGTCTGTCAATACAGGAGTTTCTCTTCCATATTTATCTCTATATACTACACCTAGCTGATATGTTCTTTGAGATTTTAAAGATTTTCTAGGCTCTCCAACTGTAGATGAATTACTTCTTGCGCTTAAAGCAAACTTTATAGATATATCATTTGCATCATTGATATTTTCTTTTACGTTGTAGTTTTCAATGTAGTTACCGAACAATAATCTGTTACCTGAAACCGCTAAAGCTTTAGCTTTTTTAGGTACATTATCAAAAGGTCTAAGTATTTGGTTAGAAGGTATTACTTTGTATATTAATTCTGAATCTATTTCTAATCTTCCTTCATAAAAATCTGGATAAGAAGATGAATCAGAGTATTCAGAGTCAGTGGTCTTAATACTTTTTACTACATATATATTGTTGCTAACAGAGTCTTTGTAAAGTATGTCTACTTCAACAACTCCGAAAGGAACTTCGTAAGCCCAGTTGACTATTTCTAGCTTTCTAAGCTGATTAACCATGCCTAAGTTGTATCCTTTTTTAGGATCGTAATCAAAATCGTCTCCTACGAAAGCTACTTCGCTAAATGGAGATATAGTAGAATACTCACCGTCTTTGTATTTATATCTATAAGCAAATCTAACAAATTTAGTTTCAAACAAAGCTGGTTTTTGTATTAGTTCTACTCTCCAGTTCTGTAAGTTTTCTTCTATGTTTTCACTTATAGAGTCTATATTTATTTTAAATATTTTTGGATAAGCTTCGTAGGTTTCCACTATAGAAGCTATTATCGCAGAGTCTTCATCTACTTCGCTTTCATCAGCTGTCAAAAGTGTTATCTTTACTTTGTCACCTTCTCTAAAGTCTGGAGTAGTTCCAGATATTATTATTTCACTGTCAACCGGATTAGGTAGTGGACGATTTAAAGCAGAGTCAGCAACTCCATCACCATTTTGGTCTTTATATTCTCCTGTTGGTAGTGGTTCCCAGCTATCTGTATTAGAGTCTAAGTATGTAAAAGATTTGCTATGAAGAGTTCCAGATATAGCACCATCCCTAGTGGTGTTAGCCATTTTTAATCTAGGTGCGCTCAATGGACCTTTTTTTATAACTGTACAATGCTCTTCTTTAAAGTCAGCTCCATTTACTTGCGTGTGCGTCCAAGTATTGTTAGTATACGTTTTCCAATCAGTAATTTTTATTCTCTTTGGCTCTGTTTTGTTGTCAGTCCAAATTAAAAAATCATCTAATATTTCTATCCCAGTTATTAAATTATTTCTACTAAAATTAAGTATTCTTTTAGTATCTACTAGAACAGGTGTTGCACTGTTAGTTTCTTGATTATACTCTACAATTAAACTCTTTGTTTGACTTTCAATAAACCAGTATATACATTCAGTTTCATCTCTTCTTATTGCTCCAATACAAAAAGCGTTAATACCTAAATTAGACGCAATACTATTACCGTAAGGCAACTTATTACCTAGTATATTTTGTAAAGCACCTACATCAGTGCCTTCAGATGTAGACACTTGAACGTTTAGTGCGTCTCTATATTGACCATTAGGAACTAATCTTTCGTCGAGGTCTTTATTCATTTTACCTCCACTGAATGTTCTTTTTAATTCTGGCATGTATTAATGTTTAATTATTTTAGATTTATTTTTCATTACAAGATTTATCTCTTCTATTTTTAGGTTAGATAATCTTAATTTAGCTTGTCTAATAGCGGCTCTTCTTTCTTTTTTAAATCTTGCCACTACATATTCTGGAGTATTTACTCTAGATGCTAATATTGCGTGTGCTATGTATTTGTATATAGCTTCTTCAGCGAACTTATGAACTCGCATTTCGTCTTCAGTTCCAAGGCCATCACTTATGTATTTTATAGTTATTACTTTGCCGTTAAGATCTGAACTAAAAAATACATACCCTCTAGAATTATCTATAAAAAACAATCCGTTAAACTGTGCATGCTCAGGTGTTAATCCATGTCTTCTGCCTTCAGCTAAAGTAGCATCAGTGTCTGGTCCACTTACGTTTTCTACTGTGTTATCATTGTCAGAGTTAGCTTTAAATGTTTTCCAAGTTTCTGAATCTTCTAACGTAAGTAGCTTATTATCATCACCAAAAACATAATTATAATTACCATCTTGTAGTATCGCCATAGGATTACTAGTTTTCCTCACTGGATATATTATTCTCTCTACACCTGCGTTGTCTTTCCAGGAAAACTGAACATAATTAACATAATCATGAGGTAGCTTCATTTTCAAAGAAGGTGGTAGCTCTATCTCTTGAGACTTTTCAGATTTTAAAGTATCATAACTAAATTCTTGCATTGCTCTTTGAGCATGGAAGTTTATATCAGGTATTTTAACTTTAGATATTATCTTACCTTCGCCAACGTACGCAACTCTAAAGTTATTTGTTATATCTTGCAAAGTTATATATTGGTAATTACCAAGCTGATCATCTACGTTTATTTCTCTTACTAATATTAAAGCTCCACTCGCGGGCGCTGATGAAAATGTTAGTGTTCCTGAGTTATATACATAATCTCCATTGTCTATTTCTGTGCCATCAACGAAAACGTCTATATCAGACTCTAATAATGGCGCAGGACTAAAACCTAAAACAAAAGCTGTAGTTGATCCATTGCCTGTAAATGTCTTACTATTGTCGTAGTATTGTTGTTGTGTTCCCTTAAATAATGCCATTTCTTATTGTTTTTCTTGTTGAATACTTTTAGCGTCTTCTGTAGCAGCTATTTGATACAGTTGTGGATCTCGTATTACTACACCAGCAAGCGATAATATTTTTAAAACTAATTCAGTTTCTTCTGAAGCATGAAGCTCAAAGTTTGTTGATGTTGCTGGATTGTATAGTGCTTCTCCGTTAATTATATTGTATCCCCAGTATACATCTACAGGTTTTTTTATATAATTAATATTTGTGCCGTCAACTGCAACTCCGTGCATTACTATAGAATTATTATCTATAGTATACATAGGTCTAGTTTTAGCTGGAGCAGTTAATGGCGAACTTAGATATTGCCTTAACTCACTGTGACTCATGTGTTGTGCTTCTATTATTTGAGTAGCACCATTTATAGAAACTCTAGCAAAAACAGCTCCAAGTCTGTAAACTTGAAGTATGTCTAAGTTAGCGTTTGTTGCAGGTGCGTTAAATATAGAAAACTTTTCTATTTTTTCTTCGAGCATATCGACAGGATCAGCATGAATTGTATCATTGCCTGGTAATCTTAAAAACTGATTAAGATCATAAAAATACTGCTCGAATATATCTAACTGAGCTTGATTAGCAAGCGTATTAAATTCTTGCGGAGTTATATAGCCTCTTTGCTCTTTGTTGGCTATAGCTAAAACTCTTAGATAAACTGTATTTATATTTACTGCCATAATTTCTTTTTATATAGTTTGTGGCCACCTACACAGATGACCACATCCTATAAGTGACTATTAATTTAGTTTCTTTTCAATAGCATTGAATACTTCAACACCTTCGTCTGTCTTAAACCATGCGGCTAATGCAGAATAGGGTTGTTCTTCAAATGGTACGGTAAATAATTTTCTACCGTTACTAGCCCACTTAAACACTCTGTTGTTGTCAGCTAGTTTTATAATGTTTGCCTCAACGGCTTTGACTCCAATGTTTCTCAGTTGAACATTGTCATCTTCTGCTAATTCTATGAAGGCTTGAGGATTGTTTCTAGCATACACTAGTAGATCTCTTTTAATCTCCTTAGAACTCATCTTAGATACTTTAGAGCCTTGCTCTACTCTAAGTATAGCTTCTGCTGCATCTATATCTAAACTTTGCGCTAAGTTTAACGCCTCTATCTCTAACTCTATCCAATCTACTTGGTTATCAGCTATAACTTGAGGTTCAAACTCTGAGTACGTTATATTACGCTTTGGGTGATATAATGAAAGCATTAATTGCAATGCTTGATTTTCTTTAGGCACGTTAAGTTGTCCATTTCTAAACACAATATGGCCTAAAGTGGCTTGCCCTCTCTGTTCGTCTACTATAGGCGAGTTTTGATTCGTAGCGTATCTTAGTTCTCTTTGTACTCCAGTTTCTTCGTCGAACCATAGCATAGGTTTTCTTCTACTATGTTTAGATGATATTACTAAAGCCACAGGTGCAGCTTCGTTGTTGAGTACGTAAACTCGATCTTTGATTTCCCAATTTTTGGGCTTTGTTATTTTCATGATATAATATAATTTAAAAAATTTAAAAGGTAAATATTACCCCCGTTATTTAAACGAGGGTAATTATTTACATTAATTGCTGTTTATGCTTTAAGCAATACGAAGTTATTCGCTGCTTGTACACATAGACATCTTTCTGACAAGAAGTTTACTACCATTTCGTCTGCATCAGATGTATAGTTTCCGCCTACAGATCCAGTGATCCAAGATTTCATTTTTCTGTCATCAGCTTCAGAAGCTCGGTAACGTACGTGTAAGAAAGGTCTAGATATGTTTTTACCTAAAGACTGATCGTAAACGGTAGAAGTACCAGCAGGTACCATCAAACCTTCAATGTCTCCGATTAATCCTCTAGTAGTAGAATCATTTAAGTATTTCCAGTCAGACTTGTAGAAGTCATAAGAACCTCGTCTGAATCCAGAGAAACCTAAATTTAAAGCCATATCTTCAGAGTTGTTGAATACTCCATAAGAAGTACCACCAACTTGGTATGCGTTTTGAGAAGCTAACATTTTGTCAATTTCTAGAGTTGTAGCTCTGTCTAAGAACATCATGTTTTCTTCAATAGCACCTTGTTTGTCTAACTCTTGTAGTATAGTATCAAAAGTGTCAAGGCCTGTGTGGCTGAACTGTACACCTGTAGCATCTGAAGCTCCAGTTCTATATGTATCAAAATCAGTACCGCTATAAACAACACCTCTTGATTCTACGGCAGCAAATAAACCTTCAGTTCCTTGAACATTTAAGAAATTAGTTCCCATTGTTTGAGCAGCTTTTTCGCCTTCAACCATCATCATTTCGATTTGGTCTTCAAAACGTAAACGAGCTTCGTGCTCAGACTTTAAGTACCATAGGTAGCCAGAGGCACCATTCTCAGTAGTTACTTCAACCCAACCGATTTGAGCAGTGTCAGAACCATTAACTTGGTATCTGTCACGCATGATAACTGGTCGATTTGAGAACTGTTGAAAAGAAGCATCTATAGAACCAGTGATCCCAGAAGATCCTTTAGTATACTCAGTACCGTATACGAAAAGCTTAATGTCTTCGCCACCAACGAAAGCAGCGCTACCAGAAGTAGCTAGCGTAGCTTGAGTGTAAGGCTTTACAGTTATACCTGTGTTTGTAACTGCTGTAACAAGACATTTAAGTACTTTTGTGCTACCAGCGTTAGACACGATAATTGTGTCATGAATTTTAACTAAGTGGCTAGCTGGAAGAGTAATAGTATTACCAGACGCGCTGTTAACTTGAACTGTATCAGCTCCAGATTCAGCAGCATCATACGCTACGTGTAGTCTTCCTTGCTCTGACCAAATAACTTGATCTGAAGCCAAAGGCATCTCAGCTCCAACCATTCTTAAGAATCCGTTGATTGTACGTTTTCCGTATCTTTCAACTTCTTTCTCATAGATTTCTGGTAAGAATTGAGCTGCAAATGAGTTAGTGTCTCCTGCTCCGCTACCTCCGTTGAAAGACAAATAATTGTCTCCAAAAAGGTCTTTAGTAGGTCTTGGGGTTACGTGTTTTAAAACAGCACCCGTTTGTGAAATTGCCATAATTTTGTTTTTTTATTTTTTAATGTTTAAGTAATTCTGTTTGTTGATCTGTTTTGACCAATCTTAATTTTAAAATCAGAAGATGACTCTCCAGACGGCACAGCTCTAACTTTCATACCACCAGGAATGTTTTCGTTTGCTAAAGTACCTCTAGGTGACATGTCGACATTTTTTGCCTTAGACATACTTTCTTTTAAAGCATCCGCTTTTCCTTGCTGGTAGAAATGATTAGCTACTACATCAGGGTTCATTGCAGTAAATAAAGACTTGTGATAACCTTTAGCATCTTCAATTTTACTAGTTTCCTTGTTAAGGAACTTGTTTACAAAATTTCCAATGTCCATTTGGTTTTCTTTAACACTGTCTGTATCTTTAACATTCAATCTAAATCTCTTGTCTCCTATGCTGTATTCAAAACCTTTGAATCCATCAGAGAAAACTTCATTAGTCTTACGTTTAAAAAACTTAGCGTTGTCTTCAGCTACTGTCTGATTTTTGTTGTAACGGTTGAAGAAATCCATAGCTTTTTGTTGTTCCGGGTTCAACCTAGAGCCAGCTTTGATTTCATCGTAATATTTAGACTTTAACCCGTCTAGGTGGTTTTTAGCATTTGCAACTTGCTCTTTTAATGCCAATTTCTTTCTTTTTATATCTCGCTCTTCATCGAGTTCTTCATCGTAGGAATAAAGGTCTTCCATTACAAAAGATCTTTCTTCGTCAGTTAGGTGAGGTTTAGTTTGTTTAAAGTACTCGTTCAATAAATCATTATCACTCATTTTTGAGTAATCTTTATTTAATTCAACATAATCTTCTAAAGTTCCTCCAGTTTCGTCCATAAAGTCAACCACCTTCTGAATGTTTTCAGGAAGTTTAGTACCTTCTTCTTCAGCTTTTTCTATAGCTTCTTCTATGTCCTCTTCTAGTTTTTCAACAACCTCTTCTTCTGTTACTTCCTCTAAGGCTATCATATCCTCTACAGGTTCTTCAGCCACAGGTTCTTCAGTAATCTCTTCTGTAGGTTCTTCTGCAGTAGTAGATGGTATCTCTACTTTCACAACGTCATCATTCGCTTCTTTGTCAACATTTTCGTTTTGCCTTAGATCTACCTTAATAGTACCGTCTTCAAGAACTTCGTTTTTAACTTTAGGTTCTTCTGCTTGAGGAGTTTCTTCAACAACCTCTTCTTGTTTTACGTCAACGATCTCTTCGACCGCTTCGACTTTCTTTTTTTTAGCCATAATAAAATATTATAAAATTGTATAGTTTTGTATTATCTTGGATCAAAAGCATTTAATCCAAAACCGCCACCCATTATATCATTACCCGATGACTCGAAGTTTTTAGGTGGACTTTCTTTTTTTCTTTGATCTATTAATTCAGACTGTTGTGAAGCTTGAATTTTAGTTCTTTCATCTTTACGATCTTCTTTCTGTGATTCTCGTTCTTTTAATATTTCAGTCTCCATTTGCTTAATTTGCATGTTTAACTGAAACTCGTGATTCATTAGCTCTTTCTTAAGCATAGCTTCTTGCTGCATTTTTTGCATCTCCATTTGCATCATGCTTTGCTCTACTTGTATCTTGCCTTGAGATAACGCTTGATTTTTCTGAACTTCAGCTTGAGCAGCTACTTGCTGCGCTTGTGCGTTTGCTTGTGCTTGAGCTTGGATGTTCTGCTGCTGCATAAGTTGGTCTTGCTGAGCTTTCTTTTTTCTTCGTATTTTTAATACTTGATTAGCAAGCTTTATGTTTTTAATTTCTCTAACATCTATAGCATCTTCTAGCTCTATACCATTTTTAGACAATGCTATTTGAATATTGTTCTCAAGCATCTGTTTCTGCTCATCATCTGGCGTTAATTCTATGAATATACCAAAGTCATATAAATGTAAACTACCCATCTCAGCTAATGTAGCTACGTTGTGACCACCTATTTTCTGTATAAAAGCATCTCTTGTTGGTGAGTACTCTATTATATCAGATATCCTTAGAGATACACACTCCGCAAGTTCAGCTGTTAAAAATAAACCACTTTGTAGTATATGTCTAGTGGCAGTGTTTGAGTTTGCTGCCGCCATTTTTTGTATACCTACTAAAGCGTTTTTATCAGGTGTACTACCATCACGCGCCTCGTTCAATCCGGTGACATCTCTGATCATTTGAAGGTAGTAGTTGTATGTTTGTATCAGTGAAGCTAATTTAGCTCCTCCTGAGCCGCTCTGTATCTCCTGAATAGGTACTTTACCTGGATTCATGTCTCCATCAGCAGTCATTGATCTACCAATTATACTACCTGTTTGGAAGAACATGTTTAAAGCTTCTTGTGGATTATAGTTTGTTCCATTACCTAAATCTATTTCAGCTAAGCCATCAGCATCTAAGTATATACCATCAGGTATCATGCGCGACATTACTTGTTGCAACTTTAAATGCGTAAGTTGTATCATGTCAGCAAAACTAGTTGTTCTACTAACTAAAGATTCAATTTTACCTTTATACATTCTAGGAGCTACAACTGAGTAGTTCATTTTGACCTTAGTGTAGTCACTCTTAGGTCTCATCATATTTTTAGCTAACTCCCACTTTAATAGCTGACTAGTACCTAAAACTAAAGCTCCTTCGTATAAAACCTCTATTTGCTTAGACATTTTACCAAACCTTTCCTCCAGTACTTCGTTAGGTGGATTAAATTGATCGTCTTTAACTATCACCTTGCTAGCTCCGGTAGCGGTTTCTTTTACTTTATATACTTCGTTTGC